CTTCCGCCCATCTTAACACCCTGAGGAATAGCCTGTCCCTGTCCGTCTACAGCCGAGAACTCAAAAGCATAAGGAAATAATTCCTGTGGCTTAATCGTAGGCGTTGCATTCGGCATTGGCTGCACATTATAAATCAACTCCCTAATAGTCGATTGTCCCATTGCCTTGATTGTTAAATCAAGACGCATGGCGTCGAAAAGATCAGTCCAAGACTCATCAAGAGTATTCGTAGATGCACCTGCAAATCGAATCGCTCGAGCCCTATCATTAATAGACTGTTGAAGGTCTCCGAGAGGAACATCAAAACCGTTACGGAATCGGCCGGAAAAACTGATAGGCTTGTGAGCTCCCAACAGCCTTGAATTATCAAGTAATTTTACTCCGGGGTCTTTAATGCCGCTGATACCAAACTTAGCATCAACAATGTTGACTGCTTCCTCTGGAGCAACATAGATAGGACCACTTCCATCGAGTTTTTTATAGAAATCCTGCTCGAGGCTTTCTCGTGAAATAATTAGATTGCTCATTCATAGCCTCCTTAGACTGGGATATAAGAGAGATATACTATACCTCTTATGTTCGCGGGTGTACCACCAGCACCTGTTACAACTAATTCAGCTGCCCCAAGTACGACTTCTGCCTGATCTAATGTCAGGCCCCTAGCTATTGCCCCTGCTACCGCACAAATACCAGCATCAGTTATATCATTACCAGCAACATGCCCTACCTTCAATGTACCATTTGCTTCGCTTGTAGTACACATGATAAGCATATCGACGACCTTATCGCCGACAGACATACCTAAGGCTGCCTTAGTGAAAGTAATACCACCAGAAGAATCGGCCGTGATAGCTAAAATCGCAGTTTTAAGCTCATTAACTTCAAGTGCTGTTATAGATGCAGCATTAGTTACAACAGAGTCAGCTAAAGCCGCCCCAGCTCTGATTATCGTGATATCAGTATCCTGAGCAAAAGGTCGAAATTCGACATTTGCATGCCCACTATAAATAGCTGTTACAATACCTACTGCAACAAAGTCTGTTGCATCTTCTGAATCGTATAGAGCACCAACTGCTGCTCCATTCGGGTCGAACCATATTTTGTCACCAACAACAAATGTCTGTGCTGCCCCGACCTGGTCGGTACGTATAGTTCGCATTGAATCGATGTTAACAATAGCATCCTCGCCATTTGCAACATCCTCGACATTTAAAACCTCACCGAAATAGCCGTTGAGGATCACGAGCTCATACTGTTCAAGATCTCTCGCGGTAGTATTTTCCAATACAACACGAAGATCATCAAGAGTACGAGCATAGAAATCGTGGTTTCTAAGATTCTGTGTCGTCCAAGCCATATGCTATGCCTCCATCACATTGCTGTCTTTTGAAGTAGTGACAGTATTTGGATTAGCATTAATGCTACCAGCGATGTTACTCTGAGCTTTTAGAATAACTTTGAGAGTTTTGATTCTTTCAATTTCAGCATCAACTTCTTCAGTAGAACCAGTCTCAAGTTTAAAAAATTCAGTAGCAGCTTCGCAAACACCTTCATCTTCAAAAGCAGCTTTAAGCTTATTCTCTTTGAGAGTAGAGAACGTCTCTTCTTCTGTTTGCTTGACACGTCCGATATAGTCGGTAATATTACCAATCTTTGTCTCAGCGTCTCGTAACCTCGTTAAGTCCTGCTGGTCTTTTGCTGTTAAAACAGTAATACCCAGGCCGCCGGCTAGAGTAGGAACATCCAGGCGGCCAAGATCGACTTGGTTCTTTAGCCTTGTCAGCATTTCTTCTACGGTAAGGTTATTTTCCATACCATTGTCTCCTTGACTATCATTATTTTCACCGGCATCACCGGATGATTTGAAATTTTTACCTACGATACTTGCATGTGAACCCGTCATATCGTGCTCAACAATTGCATTTGTTTGATTCTTTAGCGACTCAATCGCATATCTTGTTGGTTCTCCTTCTTCGTCGAACTCTATTCTATGTTTTTGTATGTCACCTGTTGACGTCGATAATATTTTTGCTTCCATTTCTCTTAGCGTCTGTGACACTAAGGCTTTACCTTCTTCTGTAGCACCAGGTAGAATATAATTTAAAAGTTGTAATTGCTCGTCTTTAACTCTTGCCCCAACTATATACCCACCAGCTAGAGCTCTAAAAGCTGCTTTTGACCAATCCGAATCTTCGTGCCCTCTTAGGAATAAAGGTCCAGGGTTAGTATTAACAGCTTCAGCAAAACTCTTTGCCCACTGTTCTGTAAGAACAATCTTATCCCAAGTCATTGTTGGATAATTCTCGCCCAGATTAACAACAGAAACAAATAAAGCTGGAGCTTCGTCGTCTTTAGGTCTTAAAGCAGCATAGGCATTAATATTACCTACTGGAATCTCTGATGGTGCTATTTTATTATTTACAGTTGTTTTAAAATAACAGCTTTCTTTTGTAGTTTCATAGGTTATTCTACCCGTTTTCTTTGCCATCGTCTACCTCCACATCTTTTTCAGGATCATTCTTACCGTCTGCGTCTGGATCGGCATCTGCGTCATCATCATTAGCGCCTGTATTTGCAGCAGTATCTTTGGCCGGCTCAATTTTCTCTGTTCTTTCTGCTGTAACGTCGACGGTCTCAGAAACCTGATTATCGTGTTTCTTATAATTATCTTCAAGAACTAAGAGCTTATAATTCTTAAGCGTGTTAAATATTTCTTCATCGCTCACTATAAAACCTTGCTTGAGCTTCCATAAAGCATTAGATAGTACATTCAAAGAGTCTGCTTTTTCTTTAGTCGAAGCAAAATCAGGGTCTGGCCATTCGAACTCGAACTCACGTTCTAGGTTTGTAAAAGTAGCGAAGCCATATATTTTAAAAGCCAATTTAAGTACTTCGTCCCAGTTCTTCTTAAACTGATTCTGATTCCGTTCTACTCTCAGCTTCCAAATAGGCCTCTGTTCAACGGCTGCTGCAAGATTAGTACCAAGATTAGCCCCAAAGATAATCTCCGGAGTTTCAGAACCTTCAATCAAATTCATAAAAGCTTTTTTTGACAATTCAGAGTAATCACCTGTCGCCTTGTTCGATTCGATATACTCAACGTCCTCATTAACTCTGTTAACAAATAAATCTCTATTTTGCATAGATAAACTAGCCTGCCCGGCTTTCATAGCCGCCCAAGCTCCAGTACCAAAATTATTATCGACCCAGGTCGCTGGTTGGTCTGTCGTTATTTTCGTTTTAGGTCTACCGTCTCTCTTTTGTGTAATTCCAGCATCCAAAGTCATATCATGATAAAACTTAAGAATAGGCTCAATATTCTCTAATTCAGAGTGACCGCCAAGCTCGAAAGGTTCCTTATCATTAGCAAAATGTATTAAGGGAATAGTCTTAAAAGGATTATCGAGTATGTTCGTAGTTACTTTTTGACCGTCCGTGGTAATCTTCTTTGTGACGCTAGCAGCTGTTACAGTTATTTCGATATCAGTAATAACACCATTTTTCTTTTTAGTATTATGCACGACTCTTTCTTTTAAAACATAACCTACAACTTTTTTAGTAAGCGGGTCAATCCAACACGTTTTAACAACTTCTGGTGGGATAACAACAAATTCAATGTTATTCTCTTGCCATTGTGGCCACACGTAGACATTAGCATCTCTAGCAGCCATCCTATGAACATCTCTAAACGGAACAGTAAATTCTTTATATACCTGTTGAAGCTTCTTGTTCTCTGTTACAAATCTTGGTACACCTGTAAAAGCAACAAGATTATCAATCATTGGTTTAGTTAATTGCCCTGCTAAAGCGTATTTATTATCTCGGTTGCGGTAAATATTTCTTGTTAAGGCCGTATCCAAGACTTCAGCATTGTTCAAGTTATAGGTAGCATTAGCATCCTGACCGGAATTACTGAATAAGACTTCTCTTTCATTGTTCGTAGAACCGGTCAAGTCAACACCATATAGTCTTTCATATAGATCACTTAATGAGGAAAATATACGTTTAACTATAAAGCCAGGTTGTTTACTCATTTACCGCCTGTTTCTTTTCATGCTCTGTTCTTCTATAATTAAAATAAAGCTTCATCACTTTATCCCGCCTTGTTTCGAGCTTACCGTCTTTCTCGGCATAGTCGTTAAAGTTATATTTTTTAGCAAAAGCAGACCAACTTAAAGTTAAGACATCTTTATTCTTCTTGTATTGCTCTTCAAGTTTCTGCCACATCATTCTGTTCTTGGCCCCCTGCTTGGCCGCATTAAGAACCGTTTTTCTTACACCTTTCTGTTGTCTCCAAACTGGCGCGCTAAGCTCTCTCAAATCCTTTGGAACATCTTTAAGGCGCTCTGATGGTAATCCTGCAACGCCATTCCTCTTAATAAACTTCGCTAGTTCCAAGCGATAAATATCTTGCTTATCTAGTCTGTCTTCCAGTATCCCAAGTTCCAATTCAAATGCTTCCTTGTATGTAACTGCCACTACATTCCTCCTAGGTTTGAAAAAGCTTCGAATGTGCCAGAATCAAATTCAGGCGCAATCATTATCATCCCACCAGCTGCAGCATCAACTTGATCATCGTGACCAGGTTGCGTGCCGTCTGTCACTCCAGACGCTTCTTTTATAAAAATATCATTCCAACTACCTCTTACAAGGTAGACATTACCAATCTTAGCCTGCGAAGCTAATGGTTTCCAATAGGTCAGTTTAGATGTTCTTTTCGGTTTAGCTTGCACATCAAAACCTATCAGCCTTCTTATATAGTATTCAACTTCAAACTTTCCAGCCTGCCCAGGGTCTTGTTCCAACATGATCGTAACTTCTGGACCATCCTTAGCTGCCGTCTGCCGTATCATCTTCTCAACATCGCCCGGCTCCCACCGCCCGTGAACCATGTCCACGATATATATCCTATCCTGCTTGTCTATTGCCACGAGCGCCCCAGCCGTATAATCAGGGTCTGGGTTCACGTCGCTTGGCAACGTAGCAGCTCTATCCCAGTATCTAACAATTTTTTTAATCTGGAACTCTTTCGGCGGAAAGTCCACAACTTCCCAATAATACTTCTTAAACAACTCTCCGGCCTGCGGTCTAGCAAACCAGTTTCCGTCTCGCAGCCTCTTCTGCTCGTAGTCCATCATAGCTGATAAGTTAGAAAGATAGCCAGGGTTCTGGTCTAACATAATCTTATTATCGGTCGCTTTGCCCGGAATAAAAGTTATGCTCTTAGGGTGTAAGTGCTCAGGGTCTCTATCTTCCATCGTTTCTGCGACAGTATAATTATCGCCAGGATAAAGAATGTCAACCTTCCCTTGCAGTTCTTCCCTCTTATTGGCCCAAACAATTTTACTTGCTAGTCGCAACATCCATCGAATCTTGCCGGCCCTCTCAGGTATTGGGAACCCTGCTAAATATTGGTGCTCTTCGTCTAAGTCTTCTTCTTGGTATATCCACCAGCCAAGAAAATATCTTAACCAAGAGTCGGGGTCCGGGTTACATGATGCTCTAACATAAGCATCAATACCGGACGACGTCCTGTTCCTAGATAGCATATAAAAGAACTGCGTGTTCGAAAAGTGCTGCAATTCATCAAACATTATTAGTGCTATCTGGCTTCCGTCCCAGTCTCTTTTATTCTTCTCATGTTGCATATGGCTAAACGTTATCGTCATGCCGTCCCGGAACGTCCAATGCAACTTAGGCGTCTTCAAATCTTTCGCCGGAAACTGCGAATACAAATCATAAGAAGTATCCCACAGGCCTCCTTCAGATGTTATCTGATTCGACTCCCGTCTGAAACAAACTACGCCAAACTTTGGGTTATCCCAAAAGCGCAGTGGCTCCATCAACAAAGCATAAGACTTCCCCGCGCCTGCCGCCCCGCCATAGATTGCTACATCGGCTGACGTTGCAAGAAACATTTCTTGCGGACCTGTCTGCGGTCGGATGTCCATGCATTACTTCCCCTTTCCTCTCTCTTTTTCTTTCTTGTCCCTGCCATTGCTCGGTAAGTAAATATGAATCGTTGATATGTCTTCCTGGCTCTTCG